CGCTGGGGGTGACGGCATTGGCGTTCTGCTGAATAAGCCGGATGCCGCCGGTGTCGCCGCTGAAGTTGCGGTGGTTGGTGTGGCGAAGGTTGTTGTTGGTGTCGGTGGTCTTACCGCCGGTAATAGAGTTCAGTCTGACGCAAGTGGCGAAGCAATCGCAGCCACTACGGGAGACATTGTACTCGGCCGAGCACTTACTTCTGGTGCTGCAGGTGAGCTCGCCAGTGTGTTGCTGCTTAGCACTCACATCACGGCATAACGGGAGACAATCGAAATGTCACAACCCACTCAGGGTGATGTCCATGTTAATGGTCCACTGACCCAGATCTCCATCGCCTATATGCAATCCGCTATGGGCTTTGTTGCTGACCGGGTGTTTCCGAACATCCCGGTGTCCAAGCAATCCGACGTGTACTACACCTACGACCGTACGTTCTTTAATCGGAATGAGATGGAAGTTCGTGCACCCGGTACTCGCTCTAAGCGAATCGGGTACGAGGTCTCCACGTCTCCGTACTTCGCAAACGTCTACGCCATTGGCCACGACATCCCGGACCAGGTCCGTGCGAATGCCGACTCCGTCATTGGTCCCGACCGTGATGCAACGATGCTGGTTTCCCAGCAAGCGATGCTGAAGCGTGAAGTCGAATGGGCATCCAACTATTTCGGTCCTAGTATCTGGGGCACTGACCAGACCTCCGGTTCCGATTGGGATGCGATGGGCGACCCAATTCCGCAAATCCGTGCTGCGAAAACCGCAGTTCTGCAAGCTACTGGGGTCGAGCCCAATACGCTTGTTCTTGGTAAGGGTGCAGCGGATTTGCTGATCGACAACGCCGCTGTTGTTGACCGGGTAATCTACGGTGCTCAGCAATCGGTTTCTGTGGTTCGTATGCCTCAGATCGCCGCGCTGCTCGAGATCGACCGCATCTTCGTGATGTCTGCTATCCAGAATACCGCGGAAGAAGGTGCTGCTGAAAGCAACTCCTTTATCGGTACTTCGCTGGATGCCCTGCTGTGCTATGCAGCCCCATCCCCGGGTCTGATGACTCCGAGTGCAGGTTACACGTTCTCGTGGACTGGCATGATGGGTTCAGGCGCAATGGGTGGCCGTATCAAGCGCTTCCGTCAGGAAGACATCGAGTCCGATACTGTGGAAATTCAGATGGCTTTCGATCAAAAGCTCGTTGCCGCTGACCTCGGTTACTACTTCGATGACGTGACCGCCACCTAACAGGAGCTGAAACTCATGGCTGAACAAGAAAACGAAACCATCGACTTGACCGTCGGCGAGGTGAATGATCTTGCGGATTCTGTACTACCGCGAATGAATCATCGAACTGGTGTTTATATAGTTGAGGAAGAGTTCACCCATAAGCGAAAGCAAACTGTGGGCTCGCTATTTCGCCCTCGTCGCTACCCGCGGTTAAGACCGCTGAAACTCCGTGAGTTAATTGCGGGTGGCCTTATACGCCCTGCTACACCGGACGAGCTGGAGGAGTTAAAGGCTGCAAAGCCCGTGACTCGAATCAACCCCAGCTCGTATCGGTACGTTGACCCTGTTGAGGAGGCCGATGAAGAATCGGTCGCCCCCGCAGTGAAGAACGTTGGCGGTGGATGGTATGAGGTTAGCTTTAAGGGTGAAGTTCGTAAGGTTCAAGGCGAAGCCGTAGCGAATGAGTTAGTTGCTGAACTGATGGAGGGTTCGGATGGCTAATATCTCGGTCCCGTGGAGCACTGTCCGTAATTTGATCGGGGATGTGACTTCAGGACTGGGCGAAGGTCAGACTGTTACCCTCCGTCGACCCAGCGCTAACGAGGCTATCGCCGGAGAGCCATGGGAAGGTCCTGCTGAATCAACCAGCAGTGATACTTTTTCTTCAGTACCTGCAGTAGTAATTCCCGAGGAATCCATGGAAAGGGAAGGGATAGGTACTGACATCGCAGTTCGCAAGGTCCGATGCACCATCGCGGGAATACACCTCTCTGAGGAACCCCAGGTGGGTTGGATACTGGTGAACGACAAGGATGGTATCGAGTACAAGGTTACAAAAGCAAAGACAATTCGACCCGGTGCCGATACACTCGTATACAGCCTGGAGGCTTCAAGGTAATGGCTGACATTCCTTTTAATCCTCAAGAGATCATGTTTGCCGTTGGCAAAGAATTAGAAGCTGAGTTACTAGACGCAGCTTTTATCTTCTTAGTCAACGTTGCTCAGGACACACCAAAAGATACCGGTCGTGCTCAAGGCAACTGGCGAACTTCCCAAGGTAAGACCCCAAAATTCGGAATTCTTAAGCGTAGGGGCGCTGGTGCATCTATCGCCGCAGGGACTAGGACAATCAAATCCGTAGGCAAGCAATTAAAAAACAGTATTGCTAGAGGCGGTAAAGGTCGTGTCCCCAATGTCTTTGTGACGAATGCTCTACCGTATATTGGGCGATTGAACGCTGGGTGGTCACCTCAGGCTGATCCCGGGTATATTGACGAAATCTTTAATCGAGCAATTCAAGGATCTACTCCGAGAAGAAAACGAATCTAATGGCTATTCAATCCACAACCTGGGAAGTCGATGCCTCCATCCAAAGAGCATTCTATGACTTCATGGTTTTACAGCCAATACAGCCGAAGATCATCTGGGACAACGTAGGCTTCGCTCCGGCGAATGACGCCACAGCCGTTGTATCCACTGATACTCAAGTAACGGGTAAGGGTTGGATTCTGTTCGAGGTTCTGCACGATGAAGGAGAGATAGCGGCACTAGGGACCACCATGAACCGTCATGAAGGTACACTAAGTGCTTCAATCTACTTTGAAACAAACCGAGGTCGAGTTCGGTCTACTGCGAAGATTGCTGATCAGATTTTAGACTTTTACCAAACGGTCGATGTCGCTGGAGTACTGAAACGCTTTCCACGTAAAGAGACCATCGGCTCTGATCTCCAAGGCTGGTGGCAAGTAAATGTACTTGCTGACTTCCAATATGACATAGTGCGCTAGGAGACTTTAATGTCCGATACCAACAGAGTTGGCCTATACATCGCTCGGAATGCCGAACGCGATCCCCCAATCACCCTTTCACCCGCTGAGCTACGTCAGCTTCGTTACACCGGTACGCCGGGTCTCGCATTTGCCCCGAACTCCGTACTAAGCCAGGAGATTCGAGAAGACCGCCAGATCCCGGATTCCATTCTTGTAGGTGCAAATGCCGGTGGTAGTGCAAACTTCGAGATGTCCTACGGTACGTTTGATATCCTCATCGAGTCCGCGATGCTGAGCACCTGGGTCGAGACGCCCACCAAAGAAGGCGCAACAGAGATTTCCGCGGTAGGTGCCGGCACCATTACCCTTGATGCTGCAACCGACTTCCAGATAGGCCACATCGGAAGGTTTACTCACGTTGACGTGGCGGGGGATACCTATGACAACGCCTACGAGGTCACCAACATCGCGACCAGCACCCTCACGCTTGCCGCAATCGATGGGGGCCCCGCGATCTCCGCAGGAACATCGAACGCCAACACGCGATTTAAGGTCTGTGGACTTAAGGCCCAGGCTAATACCGACATCAGCGTGTCTGTTGGCTCAGGCATTGCAACTTTCACATTCCCTGCTGGATTTGTGGACGATGCAATGGGCAGCGGTTCTCCGCTTGTCATTGGGCAGTGGATCAAATGTGCCGGGTTCGCCACAGCTGCAAACAACATCGCCTACCGGATTACCGGAGTCGATACCGGAGCTGACACGGTCACCGCCGTTGCTCAGACTGGTGTAGCGACCGATGCCGCGACAACTGAACAAGTCGAAGTGTTCTTCGGTGATTACATCCGAAATGGTACTGATCTAATTACGTCGCACCAGTTCGCCATTGAGCGCCGATACACCGATCATGCGCTGAATGACGTAACCCGCGAGCTGTTCACGGGGATGGCTGTACAGCAGATGCAGATCAACCTTTCTCCTCAGTCAATCATGACGGGACAGTTCACCTTCCTTGGCTTATCGTCTCTTGTGGATGATACCGGTTCACCTTACGCTGCTTTGTACAGTGGTGGTCTACCAACGGACGTTGCTGCTGAAGACTTCGATGTCTACAACACCTCAACCAATGTGGGTCGCCTCGCGCTTGGTGCGGATGACATTACCTCTGGTACAAATAACCTTGTACTGGAATCAGTAATGACCTTTAATAACAACTTGCGTGAACGCCCAGCTGTTGGGGTATTCGGTGCTTCGTCTATCGGCGTCGGTCAATTGAATGTGGGCGGTAACCTTAACACCTACTTCGATGACAAGACGATCCTCGACTTGATCCTTGGTAACACGGATACCGAGTACAACGTCCTGGTCCAGAACAGCGATGGAAGATCATTGCTTTTCGACCTGCCGCGCGTTAAACTCGTTTCGGGTGGTCCCGAAGTTGCAGGTGCAAACCAGGATGTGGTGCTCAACCCGGATATTCAAGCGTTGCGTGACCCCACTCTGACTTACACCTGTCACATCCAACGTTGGGAATTCATCCAATAAGAAGAGAATAAGCCAACATGGGAAGACAGGATGAGCAAATCGAAAGAAGAATTGGAGAAAATCCAATCAGCTGAAGGTGAGGAAGAACTCGAGGTAGTTGAGCCCCCTCTCATTGAGAAGAGAGCTACTAATACCTACGAGATGTTTGAAACTGATTCCGAGCTAGAGACCGAGGGGGTATGGTTCTCCTACTCCTTCGGTGCTTTTAAGCTTTCCTACGTCGGGGGTCAAAATCAAGGGTTTGCTCGAGAGTATTCCGACTTGATGAAGCCCTATGCTGAAGCTCAAGATCGTGGCCTGATGGATCCCAAGATCCTGCGCGGCATTCAGATCAAGTGCTATGCTAAGCATATAGTCCAAGACTGGCGAAACGTGACGGATCGCAACGGCGATGAGCTAACGTTCACTGTGGCGGCCTGTGAGAAGCTCTTTCTTGATCTACCTGAGCTATTTCAGGTCGTTCGGAATGCAGCTACGAACTTCGCCAACTATCGGAAGATCTATGCGGAAAGTGCGCTGGGAAACTCATAGCCCGTCTCGAGTGGGAGATGATGTTTGGGGACAAGGCAGATGTCGCTGTTAACCCCGAGTCATCTAAGCCGGACTCATTCTTCGGCGGGCACTCAAATCCTCGAGCTAAGGCGGGGGAGGATCAAAACGAGATACCTCGAATTAGCTCGGCTTATGCCTTTTACTGGTCGGCTTGGTCTGATCTCCGTAGTGAGCGTCAATATGAGACCGGGACCATCCCATGGTCAGCCCTCGATAGGTACTCAAGGAAGTACCACGCTGACCTGGAGTTGCTTTCAGAGATTGTTTGGGGCCTTGACTCAAGGTTCCTATCACTCGTTTCGGAGAAGATAAAAAATGGTCGCACGTCGCCGAGTGGTTCAAATAGTAATTGACCCGACTGGTGCCATCGTTGGTGCTAAGCAGGTTAATCGGGCATTAGAAACAACAGGCCAAAAGGTTGGGAGTGTTCGTCAAGGGTTCTTCGGCCTTCGTAGTATATTGGGTAACCTCGGTACTCTCGCAGTCATCAACGAGTTTAGGCAGTTAACGGATACCTCTATCCTGTTGGCTAACCGGCTTAGACTGGTGACCAAGAACTCCTCAGACCTAGGCAATGTACAGGATCGATTGTTCGGGCTAGCACAGGAAACTCGTTCGTCATACGAAGGGACTGTGGAACTGTACTCTCGACTTGCTCGATCCACCCAGCAGCTAGGCATCAGCCAGGATCGCCTCATTACAGTAACTCGGGCGGTTAACCAGGCGGTGCAAATCTCCGGTGCCACAGCTCAAGAAGCGTCGAATGCGTTAATTCAGTTTTCACAGGGCCTTGCCTCTGGTAGTCTACAAGGCGAAGAGCTGCGATCAGTACTAGAGCAGGTTCCACGGCTTGCATTCGGTATCGCTGATGGCTTGAACCTTGTGGCAAAAGAAGAACGAGCGGTTGCTGAAGAGACTGGTAACCTTGGCCCGTTGATCGAAGTCACCATCGGTAACTTGCGTAAACTCGGTGCTGAAGGCGAGCTGTCAACGGATAAGCTCATCAGGGCACTTGAGAAGGTATCTCCGACGCTTGCTGAAGAATTCCGAAAGCTAAATCGAACGTCCGACCAGGCATTCGTTCAGCTGAGGAACTCCGCGCTTAAGTTTGTAGAGGAGCTAGACGAGGAGATCGGCCAATCGGAAGGCTTTTCATTCTTGATCGATCAGGTTAAGGAGTTTGTTGAAGATGCACGAGGGCGTATACCGGAGATCGGTGATGCTTTCGACATATTCCAGTCCTCACTCGGTGATGTGGGGGATAACCTAGATGCTATAGGCGGTAAGATCGGTGAGCTATGGGACCTGTGGTTAGACAACATCGGCGTTGCGGGGGTGGAGTTTGACTCCTTCCTTGAGCAGCTAGAGAATGATTTCCCATCAGCAGCAGAAGCTATTCAACAGATCAATGAGGACTGGGTGGGCTTCCTTATCTCATCACTCGCCGAGCTACCTCGGAATGTAAGTATTCTTTTTCGTGCAATTCTAGTCGAGGGTGAGGGGTTCATTAAGCAGTTCCGTGCTGACTTCAATGAGGCAACCTTCGAACTCCCTATCATCGGCACAGCGCTATCGGCACTTCAAGATGCCGGTGCAGCCGTGGGCATCTTCGCTGAAAGCAGCGGGGAGTTTATCGAGAGACTGCGTGACGAAGCCACGGCCTCTGGAGTAGAAGTTCAAGCATTCCGAGATGAGCAGCTCGAGAGTCAGAGAGCATTCGAGGAAGAGAGCACTCGAATCCTTGAGGAGAATGCTGATCGCCGAGAGGAACGACGGCGCAAAGAAGCGGAAGCCGCAGCTCGATCAGGCGAAGGCGGTGATGGGGATAGCTTCTCAGCTCGAGATATCGATAGCGCAAATAAGCTACTAGCTAAGTACCGTGAGCAGACGGAGCAATTGGCGGCACGTAATGATGCGGCGAAAGGCGGGGAAGCCGTTGCTCTGAGGTTACTTGACATCGAGAAGTTCCGGGGTAAAGTGGGTGACGAGTTGTTGGAGGCAATCCTTCAGCAGAATGAGGCGCTATCCGAGCAAGAGAAACGCGCGGCTAGAATCAAGGACCTGAATCAGATCGAAGGTCTGGAGCTGGAACTTGAGATACTTAAGGCACAAGGGGATGAGCGATTCCGACTATTAGCTATTCAACGACTAGGCATCGATGCTGAAGAAGAGCACATTGAAAGGATGGCCGAGCTACTTAAAGAGATAGAGGCTCGTAGTGGTCTTCTTGAGAGGTATAAGATTAGTCTAGAAGAGTTGGATCGTCAGTTTGCTGCAGGCTTACAGGCATCCTTTAAGGAGTTTTTCCTGAACCTCGACCAGGGGTTCGATGGCCTCTTTGACAGCTTTACTAATCTGCTTGCTAACATGGCCGCTGAGATTCTTGCTAATCAGATTGTAACCAGCTTCTTTAACGCCTTCAGTCAACAAGGCAGTGGAGCGGGGACCGGGGAGAATCTGGCGGTCGGTGTCTTCAGTAGTATCTTTGGGGCACAATCCGGACGTGACTTCAGTCGAAACGAGGCTACACTAGTCGGAGAGAATGGCCCTGAGGTACTATTGCCCAAGGTATCAGGCGCTATCGTTCCCCTTAAGAAAATCGACACTGAGTCGGACTCACGTCGAACAGATGCTGACTTCGAACGTATTGCAAGAATGGTTGCTAAGCAAGTTGGCGGTGGGGGTCCTCGAATCAATATGACCGTCAACACGCCTGACGCTGGATCCTTCAAACGAAGTGAGAATCAGGTACTAACCTCAGCATCTTCCGCAATCAGACGTGCTTCACTTAGGAACTTGTAATGGCTTTTGTTGAAACTCCAAGATTCCCGGATAACCTTGCGTACGGCTCCCAGTCAATCGCAGGATATCTGACCGGTGTATCAGTTCTTCAAAGCGGGTATGAGCAACGGAATGAGCTGTGGTCTCAGGCCCGTAACCGATTTGATGCCAGTTATGCTATTCGATCCCGCGCCGATCTCGAAGAGATACGAAATTACTTCCACGCGATGCGGGGTCGATTCAATGGTTTCCGATTCAAGGACTGGTCGGATTTCTCCAGCGGGTCTAGTATCACCGGTGATCAAGGTGCACTACTAACAGCTCCGGATGATGAAGACCAATCTATAGGTACAGGTGATGCGGCAGAAACCCAATTTCAACTCGTTAAGAACTATATTGTCGGTACCGAAACGCTGGTTCGAGAGATACGTAAGCCAGTCTCTGGCTCTGTTGTTGTCGCGGTCAATGGCTCTCCAATCACAGAAGGTCCAGGCGCAGGAGAATTTCAAGTTGATACAACTACTGGAATTATCACGTTTGGGACTGCGCCTGCTGCCGCTGCTGCTATCACTGCCGGTTACCAGTTTGATATACCTTGTAGATTTGATGTTGATGAGATTGCGACGGTCTTTGACGGCTTTGATGTCCAGAGTGCGTCGATCCCCATAGTCGAGATTCGCGTATGAGCAAGACTATCCCTGGAGGAATAGGGACCCTTATTGCATCTGAGTACATGACGATGAGTACTGGGGTACTCATTGAACTGCGTGAGCATCAGCCCAAGATAACCGCAATCACTCAAGCAAACCCCGCGGCGGTTACAACTGAAGGTGACCATCCGTACTCCACAGGTGACGTGGTTACTTTTCGTGATATTGAAGGCATGGTAGAGATCGAGGGTGAGACGGGGGTCGTCACCGTAACGGGTGTTAAGTCGTTTACTGTGGACATCGACACTTCTTCAGGATATACTGCTTTCGCTGCAACGGAGGGTAGTAGTCGAGCAAACCGGACCTTTGGCTTTACTGACTACGACCAAGAGTTCACCCTCAACAAAGTTCTGTATGAGGCAGCTTTTGCGTATACTCCAACAAGCGTTGATAACACCGGTAATTTAGCGGTGGATAATCTTGAAGTCCGGGGTATTATAGATAGTGAATCCATCTCCGATTCAGATCTCCTCGCGGGTGTCTACGACTACGCTAAGCTGGAGATATTCCTATACAATCATCGGGATATCACTGATGGCCAGGTCATCCTGAAACGAGGTCAACTGGGTGAAGTTAGTCAGGAGCGCGACTTCTTTTCCGCTGAGTTTCGTGGACTTGCTGCCCACCTTACCGCCGATAACATGCGTACCTATATGCCGGCCTGTGATGCTGTACTCGGCGATGACCGGTGTAACTATGACCTTGTCTCTGCTGAGGTATCCGGTACGGTGACCGCCGTGACCAACCGGCGCAAATTCGAAGACACCTCCTTTGGTGACGCTGACGGTGAGTATGATAATGGCGTACTTCGATGGACTACTGGGGATAACGCCAACAGGGAGATGGAGGTTAGAGCTTATTTGCTTACGGACCCAACTAACCCGTCATTTACTTTGATGGAGCGGATGGCCGCTGACATTCAAGTCGGGGATGAGTTCGTGGTGACCCCCGGCTGTGATAAGTCACTGACCGTCTGCTTAAACAAGTTCAATAACGTTATAAACTTTCGGGGATTTCCTCACCTACCTGGGCAAGCTGAGCTGTTTGACTATGGCAACCGTACAACCGACTAACAGTAACGTCGTTCCCGCTATACTGGCGGAAGCGCGTGAGTGGCTTGATACGCCCTACCACCATCAGGGTCGACTTAAGGATGTTGGTGTTGACTGCATCGGTCTTATCATCGGTGTGGCATATAATGTAGGATTGATCGGGAGATCGGATATTGCCTGGATTAAGAAAGCGTTTCCAAGCTACAGTCGTCAGCCTGAGGGAACGTATTTACGCGATGGCCTTAGTAAGTTCATGCCGGAGGTACTTGTCTCACAAAGAGAACCGGGCGATGTTATCTTGGTATCTATGGATAATGCTCCTCGCCATGTTGTCCTTTATACTGAAAGAGATACCATAATTCACGCTTACGCAGAACGCGGTAAATGCGTAGAAACTCGATACGCCCACTATTGGCGCAGGATGTCCCTTGCCGCTTTTAGAATGTCGGAGATTGATCCACTATGGGACGACTAGCACTTGGACTTATCGGTGGCTTTGTCGGTAGCTTTTTCGGCCCAGTCGGTTTCTCGATAGGTTTTACTATCGGTAGCACAGCAGGTGCTTACCTATTTCCGACTCAGCTACCAACCATCGAAGGTCCCCGACTTCAGGACCTCAACGCCACAGACAGTGCATACGGTTTAACTCTTCCTCGGGTGTGGGGTACTATTGGGCTTGGTGGCAATCTCATCTGGTCACCCCCCCTTATTGAGACCCGTAACAAGGAGGAAGTAGGGGGCAAGGGGTCTACAACTTCCCAGGACGTTATAACGTATACTTACACTTGCAACATGGCTGTGGCACTGTGTGAGGGGCCGGTTAGCGCAGTCCGTAGGATATGGCTTGATTCGGAGCTTGTATATGACACCCGTGCTGAGATTCAGTTTCAGCCGGGCGATACTCTTGAGATTAAGTCTCTAAGCGGTATTACTATCCGTGAAGGCGTGTCAATTCGGACTTATTTAGGTACTTCAGATCAGGCCGCCGATCCAACCATCGAGTCTATAGAGGGCACCGACAATACGCCCGCTTATAGAGATACCTGCTACATCGTTTTTGAGAACCTACTATTAACTGAGTTCGGCAATCGTCGCCCCAATGTCCGAGCGGAGGTCCTTAGGCTCAAGACGGATAACGTGTGGTTTAATGACCCAGGGATCAGCGGCAGTTCGTTGATCTTTGCATGGGACCCGATAACCGGTTACTTAGCGGCTATCTCCGCAGGTGCTAACCTCATAACCATCTATGACCCTGCTACTGGGGGGATCATCACCCAATGGACCATCCCGGACGATGACTTTGGACTTGGTTATGACATCACCGCATTCTATGATGGTGTTCTCTACGGAGGGGGCTTTGACGAAAATGGTAATGATGCACACATCGCAACCTTTAACGCTTTTACCGGTTCACGGATTGCTGTAATTGCTCAAAAGAGCCTACCCGGTCATGGCGTGTTGGAATTTACGGACATCTCCTATGTAATTGTCACCAAGGGCTGGATATTTGGTGAGTCCGTCACCGACGATAAAGTCTATGTTTTCTTAAATGATTGGCTTACGGTCATAGACCCCACCACCGGTTTCTCTCTACTCTCCGCAGCAACCCTTATTGTTACTATCACCGCGGGTAACACCTCTGGGTTTAGTAACTATATGTCTGAGCCTGATTCAGACTACGTGTGGATCACCGACGATGACGCCACTAATGGGAGTACGCTATGGCTACTGGGTCCTGGGGGTACACTAAACTCGCTTGATCTTCAGAATGCCTTTGACTCATTGGGTGATCCAATAGGGGGTGGTACACCCGTAGCTGCGGATAACTTGTGGAAAATCGGCTTCGGCGGTGCGTATGACCCAGTCACCCAGTCGATTATCGTCTACTCAGATGATGACAACTCCGGCACCTACCTACCCGAAGGGCTTTATCGACTTGAGTGTACTACTCCTCATGATTTAACCACCTGTCGAATAGCAGCAAGTAATACCACAGACGACATCTTCCGTGATAGGGAAAACTATCTGCCCTGGCCTTTGGATGGGGACGGCTACTATTGGGGATTCGAGATTCCAACCGGTGACCTTGACCTGATTGAGTTTAACACAGATGACTTGACCGTAAATCGGCAAATTGATTTTACTGGTACAGCTCCCGGGGTCATACTTAAGTACGCGAAGAAACCGGGTGAGAAGCTGATGGCGGTTGATCCCGCTATTACCTCTGACGCTTCCGCCATCGGTTGGGATCGAATCTCTCAGGTTGACCAGACTCTCGATGTGGTAGTAAGTGAGATATGTCTTCAGCACGGCTTGACCGCAGACGAGATCGATGTTACTGACCTAGCAACCGTGGATGTTCGAGGCTATGCGGTACGTGAACGTAATGCGGGACGACGCCAGATAGAACAGCTTATGTCCGCTTATTTCTTCGACGCGGTTGAGTCCGACGGTAAACTAAAGTTTAACCTGAAAACTTCGAAGACATTTAGTACCCTGATCCCCTCAACGGACCTTGCGGTCCATGAGCCGGGTACCCAACTTCCCCCTGATCTAACCTACCGACGACAAGAGGAGATAGGTTTACCGAGAGCGGTTGAAGTTACCCACATTAGTCAAGACCTTGATTACGAAGCATCAGTTCAATATAGCCAGAAGCAGATCTCTCCAAGTGAGTCGATCATGAAGCTGCAGTTACCGATTAGCTTGACTAATCAGGAAGCAGTGGACATCTCACAAAGATGGATGGAGTCAATGCGTGCTGAACGCCATGAGGGCCAAATTACTCTATCTATGAAGTACCTTTCTCTAGACCCCACGGATGGTATAACTATTGAGCGGGGTAACTTTTTAGAGACTGTTGATGTCATTGGGATAGAGTTTAGCCCTCCGACCGGTATCATGCAGGTTAGCTTCCGGACGTTCGATATTGATGCCTACCAAGCAACCGCAACCCCGGTAGCGCAGTTAGGCTATCTTTCTTCTCGTTTGTCAAATGCTCCAGCTTCTGCTTTTATTCAGATCGACTCGCCGCCCCTTCGAGACATCGATAACGGTCCGGGGTTCTATTGGGCGGTGGCTCCATTTAATTCCTTGACTGATTGGGACCGCGCTGACGTGGTAAGGGTTCCGTCTGACGAAGCGAGTCAATCCGTATTTAATACCTTTGCATCTGCTTTCTCATCTGCTAAGGTAGGCTCAGCTACTGATGTATTGGGTACCTTTGCTACTCCCGGAGTTTGGGATTACGTCAACACTGTAAACGTTCGTTTGTGGAATTCTCAGACGCTGTCCAATGCAACCGAGCTTGAAGTGCTTAACGGGGCAAACCCCCTTTTCTTCCCTCAGTCCAACGAGTTAATCCAATTCCAGACCGCGACTCTTGAGGCCAATGGCAGCTATACGCTAAGTAATCTTTTACGGGGTCGTAAAGCAACTGAATACGGCATTGACCTTCACTTTAGCGGTGAGTACGTAGTATTCCTTGATTCCAGCACGATTTACAACGCAGACGACTCGCTGGGTAATCGGAATCGCTCCTTTGAGTACAAGGCAGTTACTAACAATCGAACCATTCAGTCAACGCCCGGTTTTCAATGGTCCTCTCAGTACCACAAAGTCAAACCTCGTTCACCCGTTCAACTAGACGCTACAAGAGAAACAAACAGCGATTTAACCCTGGGTTGGATACGTCGGGCAAGACTTAACAATGAGTGGTTGGATGACATCGACGTTCCCTTGGATGAAACCTCCGAGCTGTATGACATCGAACTCTATACCGGGACTACTCTGTTACGTACCGTTTCAGGTGTAGGCCCCCCATCTTACGTGTATACTATCGCTGACCAAACAACCGATAACGGAGGCGCGGTGTCCACTGACTTTAACTTCAAGGTTTATCAGCTCTCCGACCGTGTTGGGCGGGGTGTCGCTGGTGAGTCAGCTAACTTCAACATATAGAGATAAGGAATGGCTACACCCAATCTTGGCATACCACATATCTCCGCATCGCAGTCTCAGAAGGAGGTTACCGCTAATACCGCTTTTGATGAGTTAGATGAAGCGGTCGCTGGGGAATTAATCCACAACATGGCATCCGATGCGAACTACACGCTGGATGCCACCAACCCCGCTAATGAAGATCAGAACTACGTAATCCGTATTACCGACTCCGGGGTAGTATTGACCACCACCCGGGATATCTACTTCCCAGCAAGTAAGCCACAAGCCCATGTGTGCATTAATGAGACCGCCCAAACCCTGAACTTCGGCGTCTCAGGAAGCACACTAGTTTCGATAACCGCGGGTTCTAAGAAGATCATCTACATCGACTCCGCGGATGACGCTGAGGAAATCTCCTCCGCTGCGGGCAGCGTAGCCTTTACTTCTTTAACGGATACACCCGCTAACTTTACTAGCTCAGGCGGGTACCTGACAAAAGTTAACTCGGGTGAGACCGCACTTGAGTTTGTTGCAACGCCTATTGATCTGGGGATTTACATCAGCGGTAAACCCACCAATGGTCAAGAGGTTCTTAGGTTTATCGCCACAAGAGCCTTTACATTACCCGCTAGCTTAACCGGTAGTAATGCAGGGGCTCGAGTTGCAAGTACGGGTAGTGTGGCATTTAGCCTTAAGAAAAACGGCGGTGCAGATTTTGGTACCATTACCTTTAACGTCTCCGCAGCGGGTACCTTCGCAGCGGCTTCGTCAACATCCTTTGCCGAGGATGATGTCTTGACGGTGATTGCGCCCGCTACTGCGGATTCAACGTTAGAGGACATCGGTATCGCACTTAAGGGGACGGTAGACTGATGGCACTTTTATTTTGTGAAGGCTTCGAGAAATATAGCGCACAGGCCCAGCTAAGTCGAGGGGGCTGGAGTACAAGTTCAACGCTAATTGGTATTGTTCAGACTGGTAGACAAGGCGCGGGGTCTCAATCGGTATCTCTCGAGTTAACCGGAGGTACACTTGGTCGGGGAATGCCCGGAGGGGCTATAGCCACCTTCATTGTCGGGTTTGCTTATCAGCTGGTCGACTCCGGTCCCCAGAACACGGACATCTTTAAGATGATGGACGCAGGTTCTGAGCAACTGGTGTTAAGGACCACCTCTGGGGGTGAACTTGCGATTGATCGAGGCTCAACCCAACTTGAGATTACTTCGGGGTTAGGGCTTGCTCAGGGTAACTGGTATTACATCGAAGTAAAAGCCACCATTAATAACAGCACTGGTGCCTATGACGTTGAAGTAGACGGCGTTAGTCAACTAAGCGATAGTAGCATTGACACCCAGCAGACCGCCAACGCCACAGTAGACGAGTTTCAGTGGATCGGTCACGCCACTCCCGACCCCGAGATTGATGATGTCTATATTAGCGATACCACCGGCGGTGCACCGAACAACGACTTTCTCGGCCCAATCCGGGTGGAAACCGTCTTTCCAGATGCTAATGGGGAC